TATGCCTCTCTTTAGTGAGAAGAAAACCGCCGTTTCGTTTGGGCGTGGAAATTCTTAACTTATATATCAGGAGTTTTTAATGGCTTATCCTACTGTTTCAGCACCCTACGGGCTAATCCCCGTAAATCTGCTGGGCGGACAGGTTTTTGCTGGTTCTACTCGGCAAATTCCGATCCAAACGTCGCACGACACCAGCATTTACTTTGGCGATGTGGTTATTATGTCTGCAAATGGCTGTATCACTACGGCTGTTTTGACTGCGACCACGGTTAATGTGGTTGGTATCTTTATGGGTTGCAGCTACATCAACTCATCGGGCCAGCGCATTTATGGGCAATATTTTCCGGCTGACACCACCGGTACCCCGGACACCCCATCGGCTATTATCGCGTATGTTGCGGATGATCCCGATCTGGTGATGAAGACCGCGATTGTTTCTGGCACCACCACTGTTGCACAAGCTACCCGTGCAAATTTGGTTGGCGGAAATACTGCGCTGGTTCCGAACGCTGGTAGCACGACCACCGGCAACAGCGCACATTGTGTCCTTAACAGCACTGCAACCACGGCAGCAATTCCGTTTAAAGTTGTGGACGTTGTGCCTGATACCGCGCCAGCTACCGGTTCCTTTGTCGAAGTTCTGGTGTCATGGAACCAAGGCATTCATCAATATCGCCTTGCAACCGGCGTCTAGGAGAATAAATAATGGCTATCTCACGCGCACAACTACTTAAAGAACTTCTTCCCGGTCTGAATGCTTTGTTTGGTCTGGAATACAAGAAGTATGGTGAAGAACACAAAGAGATTTTCGAGACTGAAACCTCTGAGCGTTCTTTTGAAGAAGAGACGAAACTGTCGGGTTTCTCGGCTGCTCCGGTCAAGTCTGAAGGCAGCGCAATCGCCTATGACAACGCCCAAGAAGCATGGACTGCCCGCTACCAACACGAAACCATTGCCTTGGGTTTCTCCATCACTGAAGAAGCGGTGGAAGACAACCTGTATGACAGCCTGTCGGCTCGTTATACCAAAGGTCTGGCTCGTGCTATGGCGTACACCAAGCAAGTTAAGGCAGCTACAATCCTTAACAACGCGTTTGCTGGTGGCCCGACCTACGGTGACGGTGTTGTCCTGTGTTCCGCTTCGCATCCGCTGGTTTCTGGCGGCACGAACAGCAACACGGGCGGCGCTGCTGACCTGAATGAAACCTCGCTTGAGGCTGCTGTCATTCAAATCGCTGGTTGGACGGATGAGCGTGGTCTGCTCATCGCTGCAAAGCCGGTTAAGCTGGTTCTTCCCCCGGCACTGATGTTCGTTGGAACGCGTCTTCTGGAAACGGAACTGCGTGTTAGCACCAACAACAACGACATCAACGCACTGAAGAACAACGGCTCGATTCCGGGCGGGTATTGCGTCAATCACTTCCTGACTGACACCAATGCTTGGTTCCTGACGACCGATGTTCCGAATGGTCTGAAGCACTTCGTGCGGACACCTCTGTCTAATTCCATGGACGGTGATTTTGATACTGGAAATGTCAGATACAAGAGTCGTGAGCGTTACAGCTTCGGCGCTTCTGACCCGCTGGGCATCTTCGGCGCATCTGGTTCTTCGTAATAGAATCAAATAGTTAGCAGTTGAGAGGGGCCACTTTGGTGGCCCTTTTCTTTTTAAGGGAAAGTCCGTTGACACCCTAGCGTCAGGGGTGTAAAAGCATACTAGGTGTTTTATCTTTCTGGGATTATTACGCATAGCGACTGCCCCAGCAGACTTGTTAGAGACTCTATGCGGATGTGCTAACACACAAGGAGTTTCACATGGCTATATCGACATTCGACGGCCCCGTCCGTTCGCTCAATGGTTTCTATTCCCAAGGGCCGGGTAACATCCTCACCCTTGGCGCTACGGTAACCCTTTCTGTTGCTACTCACGCTGGTCATATCTTGCTGGTTCCGGCTACTTGCGCGATTACCCTTCCGACGATTGTAACAACCGCTGATCCGGCTACTTCTGGCCCCGGCTCTGACCCGAACACGACCAGTAACATTGGCGTTGCTTTCAACTTGTTCTTCAACGTCATCTCGGCTGGCGCTACGGCACAGACGGTAACCTGCGGTGGTTCAGACAAACTCGTTGGTAGTCTCAGTGTTGTGTCTACCGTGACTAATGCTTTTGCGTCTGTTACCAGCACGGTTATCACGCTGAATGCAACCACTACTGGTGGTGCGGCTCGTGGTAGCCAAATCACTCTGGTGCCGCTGGCGGCTAACCTCTGGTCTGTAAATGGTGTTCTGGTGGGTTCCGGCACTGCTGCTACGCCGTTCTCTTAATCTTCTGGGGGCTTCGGCCCCCAATTAACATCTTAGGAGATTAGTGATGCAAACAGACGTTCTAGCAAGCATACCCATTACCACTAGCGGGCAGTTTACTGACCAAGCTACTAATAATCTTGCTCGTTGCAGGGTTAAGGCAATCTACATCGTTCCCGGCGCGACAGCGGGCAGTCTTATTCTTCGGGATGGTGGATCAAGCAGCACGATTAAAATCACAGTCAACACTGTAGCTTCTGTAGCACAACCGACCTATATGTTGATGCCCGGTGAGGGTTTGGTATTCCAAACCGCTGTATATGGAACGGTGTCAAACCTTGGTTCCGCAACTATCATTTACGGATAAACATGCAAACAAACAAAGGGTTCAATCTGGCGGGTAAAAAGTTGATGATAGGGCTTCCCGCCTATGACCACAAAGTAACTGTAAGCATGGCGGTTTCATTAATGAAACTTAGCCAGATGGTGTTGCAGCACGGGATCGATATACAGGTGAATAGCATCTGTGGTTGCTCTGTTGTCTCTCGTGCGCGTAACGTCATAGCCAAACAGTTCTTGGAGTCTGATTGTGACCACCTGATGTTCATTGATGCGGACATGACGTTTGAGCCTGAGTCAGTTATCCGATTGATGGCATGGAGCCAAACCCGTGGGGTTGTTGCTGGTGCTTATCTAGCTCGTAAAGAACCAAAGACCTACATCTTATCCTTGGATGGCGGTGATGGGATCAACGGCTCTCGCGGTAAAGTTACGATGGATGAAGACGGTCTTGTCAGGGCTTTTCGTGTAGCTACAGGCTTTATGATGATCCAGAAGCAAGTCTTTACCAAGTTGGCTGAAATGCATCCTGAGTGGAAACACATGGATAACGGCAGTCCGCAAACGCTCTACAGCTTCTTTGATTTCTTGGTAACCCCTGAAGGCATGATTGGTGAAGACTTTCTCTTCTGTGATCGTGCGCGTGAAGCGGGTTTTGAGGTGTGGGTTGATCCGACTATCAAGCTGGGTCACATGGGTGTGATTGAGCATAAGAGTAACTTTGGTGAAGACGTTCTGTATCCGTCTATGATTAAAAACCAAACCATGAGTGAAGCAGCGTGAGCCATGTAACAGTAGCCCCGATCACATGGAAAGTAGAGCGTTTGATGTGTGACTGTGGCGGTGAGTATCAACATAAGTTTAGTGTTAAGTACAAAGCAAAACCTTTTACGCATGTGTGCAACGAATGTAACGCCGTAGAAGAGACTGAAGACATTTACCCCAAAACTGTGTGGGTGGAAAATTGACACAAGCATGGACAAGAAAAGAAGGCAAGAACCCCAAGGGTGGTCTGAACGCGAAGGGGAGGGCTTCTTACAACGCAGCCAATCCCGGAAAGCCCGGATTGAAAGCTCCGCAGCCAGAAGGCGGTTCACGCAAAGATTCATTCTGCGCGAGGATGACGGGCATGAAGAAGAAATTAACTTCAGCAAAAACAGCAAATGACCCGAACAGCAGGATCAACAAAAGCCTTCGTGCTTGGAAGTGTTAGGAGATAAACATGGCGGATGAAATTTCTGGTAAGGCTCTGGCTGATCTTAAAGCGCAACAAGCGGAGCAAGTTAGGGATCGTGCGGAAGATAAAGCACCAACTACCAAAACTAGTATGGGGGAAAGTGCGGGCGCTTTTTTACGTAATATGTTTGGCTCAACGCCTAAACCTGCACCAGCGAGTGTTGATAAAGCGAAAATATTAAAAGATGCGGCGCAAGCAGAAAAAGATTTGCGTAACTATACTGATGACCTGATGTTTATGGACAGAAGTAAAATACCTGCTCCAGATGTACAAGAAGCCAAACGAAAAGAATTTTACGGCAACATGGTGCGCGGCGCGGAACATGGATTTAAACCGGCTACGCTTCCCGGAAGTAATTATGGATATGCCACCCCCCCACAGTGGAAAGGTATTGGGCAGACGCGTAAACATGGCGGCGTAATAAAAAAATACGCCGAAGGCGGCTCCATCCGTGGCGGTGGCATAGAATCTCGCGGTAAAACCAAAGGCCGGTTTGTGTAATGCCTTCTAGTTCTGCAAAGCAGCATCGTTTCATGCAAGCAGTAGCTCATAGCCCCTCATTTGCTAAGAAAGTTGGGGTATCTCAATCTGTTGGCAAAGACTTCTCTGCTGCTGACAAAGGTAAAACTTTTAACAAAGGTGGCACGATGAAAAAAGGCAAACGGTTTAACGGTGAAGATGGTGAAAGTGGAGTTGAGTACCATGACTACGACCCTGACAAGACCTATAGCGGGCGTTTTACTGATGACGAGACTGGCGGATTAGCTGAGAACACACCGACTCGGTCTACTGCGAAAGCCGCCCCAGCCACCCCTTCTCGCGCCCCTGCCGCTTTAGTACGCCGGGAAAAAGAAAAAGAAAAGAGCGATCAGAATGCTCGTGAGTTAGCAAGGACGCCAAAGAAAAGATTTTCGCGCCCAATTTTTGAAGCAGACCTGTCTAAACGATTGGAGCGGCGCATTGTCGGTATGAAACAAGGAGGCAGTATCATGGAATCCAAGAAAATGATGGGCAAAGAAGTTGCGTTTATGAAAAAGAAAGGCGCTCCTTCTTCGATGATTAAGCATGAAGAGAAAGAATCTAAGGGTATGAAATTTGGTCGCGGTGGCGGTATGCCTCCCCCCAGTGGGGCGCGTCCTGACCCGCGTATGATGGCTGCTCGTCGTCCTCGCATGGGTGCTGGTATGCCTCCCTCTGCTCCTCCTGTAATGCCTCCTCCCCCGCCCGGTGGTATGCCGCCTCCTGCCCAGCCTCCAATGGGTATGAAAAAGGGCGGTATGCCCATGAAAGACGGGAAGCCTGCGTTCATGCAGAAAAAAATGATGGGCGGTGGTATGGCTAAATACGCTAAGGGCGGTAGTATTCGTCGTATGGCTGATGGAGGCATGACCGCTCCTATGGCTCCTCCGATGGCCCCGCAACAACCCCCTGTTGATCCGCGTCAAATGGCTGCTATGCAAGCCGCTATGCAAGCCCAAGGTGGTGCTGCACCTATGGCCCCCGGTATGAAGCGTGGCGGGTCTGTTGGGTTTGCCAAAGGTGGCGGCATTGAATCCCGTGGCAAGACCAAAGGAACTATCATCCGTATGGCTGCGGGTGGTTCTGTTTCCAGCCGTGCTGATGGTATTGCTCAACGCGGTAAGACCAAGTTTACTAACTACTAAGATGCGCCCATCTCGCGGCATGGGGGCCATAGCCCCTTCAAAGGTGCCTAAACTCATCAAGAAGCGAGATGGGGACGAGCCTGTTAAAGTGTTTAAACAGGGCGGCAAGGTAAACGAGGCGGGTAACTACACCAAGCCGGGTCTGCGTAAGCGCATCTTCAACAGTATCAAAGCTGCTGCGGTTCAGGGTACCGGGGCTGGGCAGTGGAGCGCGAGGAAGGCACAGCTAATGGCTAAACGGTATAAGGCTGCTGGTGGGGGTTACTCAGATTGAAAGCCCCACAACAATCACTGAAAGACTGGGGTGACCAGAAGTGGCGCACAAAGTCAGGTAAACCTTCCAGCAAAACTGGAGAGAGGTATCTGCCTGAAGCTGCTATAAAGTCATTGTCCTCCTCTGAATACGCTGCTACCACAAGGGCGAAACGTGCAGGTAAGGCAGCAGGTAAACAGTTTGTAGCCCAACCCAAGAGCATAGCCAGAAAAACAGCGGGATATAGATAATGGCCTACAACACTACGGGTACTGTTGCATTCAACCTAGACCTCAATAACCTTATAGAAGAGGCATTTGAGCGTTGCGGTCAGGAACTCCGTTCCGGCTATGACATGCGTACTGCCCGTAGAAGCTTGAACTTGATGACTTTGGAGTGGGCAAACCGTGGGTTAAATATGTGGACAGTAGAGCAGGGGCAAATTGTCTTGGCTACTGGGCAAAGCACCTACGCCCTTCCCACAGATACAATAGACCTGTTGGATAGCGTCATCCGCACTGGGACAGATACCAACCAGACTGACATCAATATCAGCCGGATCAGTGAGTCTACGTTTTCGACAATCCCCAACAAGAACGCGACAGGAAGGCCGATTCAAGTCTGGATCAACCGGCAGTCAGGGGCTACAGCGGTTACTACAATTACGTTAAACGAAACTCTTACTGCTACTGATACAACTATTACCCTGAGTACTACGGTAGGTATAGCAAGTGCTGGGTACATCAAGATTGATTCAGAGATCATCTACTACAGCGGCACGACCAGTACAACTATACAGAATTGCGTCCGTGGACAGGCTAATACCACTGCTGCGGCTCATACAACGGCTACGGCTATCTATGTAGTCAATCTGCCAGCAATCAACGTCTGGCCTACCCCCGATAGCAGCCAGACCTATACCTATGTGTATTGGCGTTTGCGCCGGATTCAAGACGCTGGGAATGGTATTAATGGGCAGGATGTTCCGTTTCGTTTTATCCCCTGTATGGTGGCTGGTCTTGCGTATCACCTCTCCAAGAAAATCCCCGGAGCAGAAGCCCGCATCCAAATGCTGAAAGCGGACTACGATGAAGCGTGGGAATGGGCTTCTACCGAAGACCGTGAGAAGGCACCGATTCGTCTAGTTCCTCGCCAGATGTTTCTAAGTTAAGAAATGCCTTCTCCATTTGCCAGCGCTAGGAATTCAATTGCCGAGTGTGACAGGTGCGGATTTCGGTATAAACTGACTGAATTAAAGCCGTTAACAATCAAGACTAAGATAACCAATATTCTTGTTTGCCAGACATGCTGGGAGCCAGATCAGCCTCAGTTGCAGCTTGGGATGTATCCGATTAATGACCCACAGGCGGTTAGGAACCCTCGCCCTGATAATAGCTATGTAACGTCTGGTGTAGGAGAGGACGGATACCCTAGCGGGGGCAGTAGAATCATCCAATGGGGCTGGAATCCGGTAGGTGGTTCTAGGCAGTTTGATGCAGCTTTGACCCCCAATAACTTAGCCCTAGCGGTTAGTATTGGCACGGTTACAATAGCGGTTACTTAGGAGATTTAAATGGACAAGAAACAAGTAAAGCAGATTGCTGACAAAGAAGTAAAAGTGCATGAGAAGCGTTTACACGGCATGAAGAAGGGTGGCCCCACCTCGATGTCAATGAAGCAAGGTGGGCGCAACATGGCTCGTGCTAACAACCAGCGGGGGCGCTAATGGCTACTACTCAGTACAAGACACCTACCCCTGTTAAGGTTCCTGCGGGTTCTGGTGGCGGTGGCTACCCCCAAACGGGTATGAAGACCTCTGGCATCCAAGTGCGTGGCGGTAAAGCACAGACCAAAGGCAAGATGGCTCGTGGGCC